TTTTGTCCTATTATGGGTTCACCTATTTGGAATTCGTTTCCATTAAGTCTAACAACACCACATGTAGTAGTATTTGGTCTTTCACAGAATAAACCAACAGCATTACTATTTTTACCTACTAACTGTTCACCAACTATAAAATCATTATTATTACCACTAGGTCCACTATAAGCAGTAAGAGTTACAGCTGGAAGGTCTGCATCTCCAGTATCATTAGATTCAAATACTCCAACTAATGAAACACATTCTGGAACATTCAAAGAAATTTTATCATCTTGAACTCTAGTTCCATAAATCGTACTGAAAGTCAAACCATCATTCTTAGTATTTGTTCCAACACCAGATGCTGCCTCATTTGAGTTAATAATATTAATTACATTAGCGTCATTTACACTCTTTAATTTGGTTTTAATATCACCTTTTAAAACAGTAGCATAAAGATTAGCTTTACCAGATGCCTTACTTAAAGCAACAAATCTAACAGTCTTTTTATCATCAGAAACCTTTACTTGACTTGCTTTTAATGGTTCAATTAATCCATCATCAAAGGATACTAGATATCTCTCTTCATCAAATGGTTGGAAGTAATAATCAGCACCAGCATTTGGGGAAGTAAATTGATTACCAGAGAATGCAATATTATCATACTGTTTTCTAAATTGAAGAGTTGTTGTAGTTACATCTACACTTTCAATATTTTTATGTTTTAGTGGAGTCAAATAACTATTCTGACCTACCTTAAAAGTAGTATGACGAATAGCTAAATCATTAAGTTCTCTAGTACTAGGAGGTACACCACCATCACAAACAGAAGTAATACTGTTTATTCCTGCAATATTAATGGAAGTACCATCAGTAGATACTCCAGTAACTCTATTAAAAGTTGGTACACTCTTACCAGGCACAGTATAACTAATAATATTATTCGTAGTTATAATTCCAACAAAATTTTGTCCAGCAGCAGTAATTATACCAGTATTTCCAGTAGCACCAACTCTAGATAATTCCAAATTACCAGAAATCTGATTATTAAGACTAACAGAATTACCTATTAGTACATCAGCTTGGAAAGTAGAAACACCAACATCAGAACGTAATGATTTAACATCATTAAATCCCCAATCATCTACCTTAGTAATAACCCTACCATTTCTTGAACCATTAATAATTATCTGTTCATCTTTAATAAATTTACCATTAACATCTGTCAATTTAAATGATGTTGAATTAGTAGATGTTGCAACAGCAAATCCAAAAGCACCACTTCTTGCACCTTCAATTGAATCACCAGCAGTTACTGCAGTAATAGCCGTTCCAACTGTTACTTTAGTATATGTTTTTACATCAAATAACCTTGCTTCATATTGAGTAGTTGCATTAAGATAACTAGATGATTGAGATTTATAATCATAAAGTCTTGCAACTCCAATTTCCTCAGCACCACTATTATCCCCTCGTCTACGAGAATTTAGAGAAACAGTCGCAGTAGTTCCTATACCAAGGGCAGGAGATCCATAAACGTTATTAACAAAAAGAGGATCACCAGTTTCATAGAATATTGAATGATCTTTTATTTCTCTAGTAGTTCTTGGTTTTGGAACATCAATAAATGATGTAGCAATTTTTTCTAATTCATATCCTTTAACATAAGCTTTACCAGGCGATACCTGTAAAACCATCAAATCATCTGAAGGTGTGCTTCCTTGTTGTGTTAATTGTTCTGCAGTATATACACCCTTATTACCAACACTATTGTTTAAAGATTCTTTTGCAAAAATTTCAAATGGTTTTACATAATAATCACCAGATTCATCATAAGTTCTTGCAGCAAGAGTATCTCTTATTATATTATACTGAACATCTTTAACAAATTGTTGCATAGATCCATTTTCTATGCGAGCAATTTCTATAAAATTCTGATCATTTGTATCATCTAAAGTCTTCTTACCAAGAGTTACATTAATTTTTAATCTATCAGCGCCTGGAGCAGAATAATTTGTAAATCCAGATGCATTATCATTTAATGAATCATCTTCATCAGAAGTTACAAATGTTTCATCTATATCAAACCCAACTCTATATGATGGAACATTACTATATTGATCAAGTATTAATGTTTCAGATTTAACTTGAACAAAATTACCTCTAACAAAATATACACCTTCTCCAATTGACATTGCAGAACCAATAGAAGATGCACCAAAAGCTAAAGTATTAGCAAATGGTTCATTTGTACCAATAACACTAACGCCATAAACAAGATCTGAACCTGTTATTAAACTTTCACCATCTAAGAACTTTTCTTGAGAGAAATCTTCAGCACCAGACTTTTCATACTTTACATATAATGTGAGATTTCCATTCACAGAGTCATCAGAAAGTAGAACTGTTTTAATAGTAGCAGTAACACCAGATCTTCCACCAGTAATTCTTATACCTTTTAATTGACTCGAATATAATTCTACAGGAATTCCTAAGAAAGTATCCTCAATTTGAATACATTGAAAATTATTATCATAAGTTAGGTTGCCAGGAATGACCTTTGAACCTTCTTTGAAGAAATGAGTACCAAATTGTTCAATCTGATTCTGAAGAATAGATTGAAGAGTACTTAATTCTCTAGCCTGAACTGGTGTGCCAGGTTTAAAAAGTACCTTATAAAAATTCTTATCCTTATCAAAATCGTCAAAATATGGATTGACGTTTAAGTTAGTTTCCTGTGGCATAGCTCTTATCTAGAATTCCAGTACGATTTTGATGTCTTCTTTTTGTTGGGAACTACGAGTAACAGATGCCCTATTATCTACGTAGATGATATCACCACTGTATTTTTCAACTTCAGGATTAGCAACACCTTTAACGTAACTCATCCCTAAGTTGTAAGTCCTACTATTTATTGATGTAGAAAGACCTGGCGCCAGTGCAGTACCAAAATTAGTATCTATATTTAAATTATTAGAACCACCAAATACTGTTGTTCCAGCACCAGCAGTGGGGTCTGCAGAGAATTTAAACAATTCATACCCATAAGTAGGTGCATTTCCGTCAGTAGAAATAGCAAGTCTTCTATCTTGCCAATACTTAAGAACTCCAGTTGTAGAATCCCAATTAACAACTCTACCAACAGCAGTAGAACCAACTCCAATTCTTTGAGTTATTTCAGAATCTGTTGTAAATGAAGTAGTGGTCGATCCAGCACCTGTAAGTTTTAATGCATATAAAGCACTTGCTTTTGATAATGTAAGTTTATTAGTTGATCCATAAGCATAAGGATCTTTAACTATTCCAACTCTAGCAAATTGATTACCAGTAATAAAATCTGGGTTTGTTGAATCATTTTCAATTCTGGAATATATTAAAGATCTATTTCCACCCAATTCCTTATAAACATCAGCACCATGTCCTCCTTCTGGGGGAATAATAACACTAAATGAAGCATCTGTAGAACCTGCTGGGTTATTAAGACCAACATTAGCTAAACCAACGTTTGCAAATGTATATTCAGAACCACCACTAGTAACTTCAACAGAATCTATTTTACCAGCAGCATTAACAACAACAGAACATTTTCCTCCCTGACCATCTCCAAGAAGAGGAACATTGTTATATGTAGCAGCAGTACCATAACCAACACCACGACCAGTTATAGTAACAATCTTAAGTTGTCCACTAGTAGTTGCATTATTCCTTACGGCAGCAACATCACTACCTGTTTTCCAATCATTAGGTAAAGGAATGAAACTTGTAGAATCAAACTTTATAAGTTGATTTGGATTAATAGTAAATAGATACTTCCAAACATAACCATCACCAGAAGAACCAGCAGATCTTGGTTCTAAATCAGTAAAAAGTGGTTCATCAAGAGAAGGTCTACCTTCAGTATTTTCAGGATTTGTTCCATTCTGCAAACAAATATAAACCCTATAATCTTGATTCATTACATAGTAATTTGCATCATACAAAGTTGTAGAACTTGTCTGAGGCGAAATATTTGATCGAGAATAATCATCTCGATACATTTCATATGTTGTACCAGAAGTCCAAGCTATTTTTCTGACGACTCTGGAAATATCAGCTGCGTTTATTTTCTTCAATGCGATCATTGTATCCCAATAATCATTCTCCTCACTAAATGCGTCTTTAGGCGCTGGAGGATTTGAATCCCAGTCAGACTGGAAATCAGAAGCATTGGGAAGGCCTATCCATGCATAATAACTATTGCTAGTAGAAGCTACCCCTGCCGTAAAGTTTTCACAGTTTAATATACGAAGCTGATCAGTTATAATGGCTGACATTTTTACCGACTTTTTGTTTTTATTTATATTAAGTTAGTAGGACTCTTTTAAATCCCTACTTCTGATGATTACTGGACCAGTTATGATACCAGTTATTCCATCATTGTTTATGACGTTGAATGATGAAGTGCCTTCTTTAACGAAGTCATATACACGCCCCCAAGAATAATTACCAAAGAAGGAACTAGAACCAATGCCAACACCTTCTGTAGAACTTACACTTACAGTTACTCTCCTTAGAGTAGTATGACCAACTCCATGTGCGTCCTGTGCAGATGCAAATACTGTTTCTACACTTTGTACTCTGTATATATTATCTATAAAGGAAGTACCAATACCAACGGTTGTTATTCCAGTGGCATCTGAATAGGCAGTAAGGCCATTTCCAACATTGGTATTATAAGTCATGAAGTAATATCCAGTTTGAATTCCACTAACAGTAGCTGCAGCAGATACAACTGAAGTATCTCTTAAAACTGATCCTTTAGGAATATGTAAATCAAATGTTAATCCAGTTGTTGCAATACCAACAACAGATGTAGTACCTATACCAGTAATAATACCAAAGTCTCCATCATACTTAATATCAGATATTGTTTCATCATTTTGTGATTGTGGTGCAATAAGAACACTTGGAGGAGAAGTATTTGTATAACCAGCGCCAGGAGCTTCAATTGTAACAGCAGATATTGTACCTAAACCAGAAACAGTAGCATAAGCATATGCATTAGTTGCCTCTGTAGTACCTATACCAGCATGTATAGTACCTATACCAGCAGTAACACCGATTGATACCATAGGTCTAGATGTATATCCAGAACCACCATCAGAGATAACAACACTTGATATAGTTCCAAGACCAGAAACAACAGCTGTTGCTGCAGCACCAGTTATTGTTGTTCTATCAAGAATGAGAACTTTTTGTTTGGATTCTACAATATCATCAGTCTCATCAAATAATGGTGAAGCAATATCAGTAAAGAATTCAGTAGAAGCAGATGAAACATTACTAATAATGTAAGCACTAGGTCTAATACCAGCTTCTAATTCTGGTCTATCTTTTCCAATACCAATATTATCAATAAAGACATCAGATATTTGTTTCTTCCAAGTTACAGGTCTTAATACAGTTCTACTAGTAGATATACCAATATCAATATATGTATTGGTATCAACAGCATCAGCAGTGGTAATACCAGCAACTGTTCTAGGTAATTGTTGATGTTCACCATACAATCCTCTTTCTGGGAACTGATTAAGAATTAATTTATCTCCTGGCTTGATAGTTTCAAGAATATCAACATCTATAACATCATTTTCAGAACCTCTATAGAAGTAAATTCTTACTTTATCACCCTCTTTAGGAGCTTCAGAGAATGTAACTTGAGAACCACCAGCAAAAGTATAACTTTCAAATGGAACTTGAAGAATATCATTCAAGAATATTAATGTGTTATCTTCAACTTTAATTGGAGATCCTTTTCCAGCTCTAAGTGTTAGAGGTGTTTCAGCAGCACCAACAGTTTTAGTTAATGGGAATGATTTTCTAACACCATCAAATAAATCTTCAAATGAATTTAATCTTTCAAGTTCTCCAAATGTCCATCCAGAGAAACTATCACCAAACACTTTATCAACAGTTAATTGGAAAGTCTTAAATGAAGCACCAGCAGATGCATCAGTTGGAATACCAGCTACACCATTAGTTTCTACTGTTAATACATCATCAACTTTATAGTTATATCCATAATTTGTAATAGTCCAATCAATAATACTTGATCCTTGTCCAACTCTAACAGAAATAGATGCACCAATACCAGAAGTACTACCAGTTAATTTGATATTTTCATAATTAAGTGGAGGTTCAAAATCAAGTCTTGGAGGAAGTGCAGAACTAAATCCAGATCCACCACCATTAGTAATAGTAACTGAAGTTACGATACCTGCATCAACATTAGCAGTACCTATAGTTACAATACCAGCACTTCCTATAGCATTAACAGTAATATTTGTTTGGAGTCCTACTCTATATCCAGAACCACTATTTCCAATAGATACGGATTCAACTGTTCCAGCAGCAGATACAATTGCAGTACCACCTGCAGCAACTAATGGTTGATAACCAAAGGAACTTGTTTCAGCAACAGAAACAATAACACCACCTCTAGGAATAGATGATACATTAACATCATAATTGACAGATACACCTGCACCAGTGAAACTTACTGATGTAATACCAGCAGTTTCTGTAATATTATAATCTACATTAGGATTTTGGAATATCTCATTTAAAAGAACAATACCAGTATTAGTTGCAAATCCTGTTATATTTTGCCCTTCAGATTTAAAGATAAATGATGTTGATATACCAGTAAATTGATTTTCAAAAGTATCAAATACATGATTATTTGCATAAGTATCAATATCTCCTGAAGGTTTACCCTTTCTAATAAATACTCTAGCAGCAAATGTTGATGTAGTCGTTAATCCTACAGGGCCTTTAGCACCTTTAGGAGCATCTGTAAAGTTAATTGAATCTTTAACAATTTGATAATTACCAAGATACTTAGTCACTACATCATTTGCACTATGAGTAACAATATCTGAATTAAGTTGACCTCTCTTCACTAAAATTTGATTTGTTGATCCAATACCAACAGTATCAACTTTCATAAACTCAGTGCCAACTTTAATGACATCGCCAGAATAGAATGAAGATATACCAACTAAAGTTATGAAATCAGTTGTTGTTGGAACATCAAAAGATAATTTAGTATTGATTGGAGACTGAATAACAGGACTCTGAATATTATTATCAAGAGTCACAAGCATTTTAGTGTTTAAATCATGTGATGTAAATGCATGTGTACTTCCAACACCAACTGCATTTATATCCAATACTGTTGGAATATCTTTAAGTGCCTCAGTAGCAGTACCAGAAACTCTAAATTTGTTCTCAGCAATCTTAACTGCATAAAGTGTTGATGGGAGTTTAGTAGTATTTCCAAATCCCACAACAGTTGTTGCAGCAATACCGATACTCATTGTTGTACCAGCACCAGTTGGTGTGTAAGTAATCTTCTCACCAGTTGTAAAGAAGTGATTATCAACTACGAAAGTATTATCTGTAACATCAACAACTGCAGGATTAGAAGAATCAAATACTTTATGGAATACAGAAGATCCCGTATGTTTTAAATCAAAGGAGAACTTAATATCATTCTCTGTTCCTGTATAGGATGCCTCTGTAGCCTTAATCCTACTATTAGAGAATGTTGTTATACCAGCAACACCACCACCAGTTTCTGTAAGATTATATTGGAATACCTTTGTCTTAATTGCGGTATTCGCAGGTGGAGTCAATCTTAGTTCTAAATCACCACCAGAAACAGTAGAATACCCAACACCAACAGTTCCAATACCCGTGCCACTACCAATAGAAGCATCATTATCAAAATAACCAAATTCTGAATAATATGGAGTAGTTCCATCATGTACCATTGTTACTTGAGTAACAGCTCTCTTATTATTAGTAGTATCATTAATTTCTATTAAACAATCTGATGCCTGATAACTATTAGAACCAAAACCACTAATACGTGTTGGTTGAGGATTTGCAGTTGCAGCAATATCTGTTGTTGTAGTTAATATCTGAGATAGAGAAACTTGTGTACTTCCAATACCAGTTGCAGTTGAATCTATTGCAGTCTGATGAATTCTCATCGTTACACCGACTCCAGCAACAGGTGTAAAGTAAACACTTGCAATACCAGATCTTACATCAGCACCAAATGTGCCAAGTCCTACACTAGGAGAATTAGTTTCATCAATACCATCATTAATCATCTGAGCATAATCAATCATATAAACTTCAGAACCATGCTGCATTACAACAAGTTCATTCAGTTGACTTCTCTGTTTTCCTGTTAGTTTTCCATCTAATTCATCAGTTTGAATAAGAAGTTTTGCAGTTGTTGTATCACCAGCAGTTCCCAAACCAACAACATGAGTTGGTTTATCACCAGTAGATGATATACCTGCAGCAGTAGAAACAATACTATATCCAGTACCAAGAGAAGTAGAACCAATACCAGTTGAATCTGTATCAATAAATTCTTGTACTGAGAATACTCTTAAAGCGTAATTATTAACTTTATACTTAGATGGTAAAAATCTTAGATTACCAGCATTACCTTGAATATTAAAATCAAATGTTCCAAGATCAATTTGAGTTTCTACTCTACCAAAAGGCATAATATATGCATTAGATCCATCATGAATTACATTAATTTGAATAATTTCCTTCTCGCCAGGATATCTTCTATCAAATACAAGAACATAGTATTTGGCACTTCTAACTATAGAAGTATCAAAATCAGCAATCTCTGAATATGCAGTAGCACGAGGTAAATCATTAAATTGATCACTCACACTATCAATGGATAAAGCTCTATTTGTTTCAGATTTAATGTAATCTGTAAGAATTCTATTTTCAAAGTATACTTCATCAGAAGCAGTTGTTTTAGCATCAATTACCTTAGAATTCTCTGAAACTAAATCAAAATCATACTTGTTATGAAGAGATTCATTTTCACTTATTAAATCAGTAAGAGTTACAGCAACAGATGAATTAACTGCGACATTAGCAGTTCTTCTTCCCTTAGAATCAGTTCCAGCAAAAGAAACAATACTAACATCAGCAAAATTCTTAAATCCTACAACATGGTTTAAACTATTAACAGGATCTCTCCAAGTTTCATGATCAATTACACTTCCCAATGAATAAGAGAATGTTTGATAATAATCACTATCTTGAACTTTTTGCAATTCATTATTCAATTTACCAGTATCTCTTCCCCAACCACTACGGACTGTTGCATTTGGAGAAATATTAAATTTAGAAGTAAATGCATTTATTTCTTCTATCTTAGCAACAGATTTAGAAGATGCTCCAGTAATAGTCTCATCAACCGCAAAATCATCTAATGATAAAACTTTTAGATACTTATTAGTATCATTCCACGAAACTACAACACCAGTTTTATCTCCAGTACTAACTGTTTCTCCCTCAGCAAACTCATTAACTTTTGATTTTGCTGTAAATTTAGGAATATCTAACCAAGGAATAACCCTACCAGAGGATGATGGTCCACTAAAGATGCCAGGACTAGTTACTGTAGTATCTAACTTATAAGTTACAGAAGCATTTCCTCCGCCTGGATTTGTATTAACTCCAGTAACTACAAATGGTTCATAACCATAATCAGAAGAATTATATCCACTTCCAGTAGAACCAATACCAATATTCTCTACATATATTTCCTGACCAAGACTGAATGGATAATTTGATTCAGTAAAGGTGCCAGGTAGAGTTAAAGCAACATCATTTGTTCCACTTGTATATGTAAGACCCTTTATCTTAACTCCATTAGAATTATTAGTTACAACAATTCTTGGTTCTGAATCATAAAGAGTATTTGTATTTGTATGAATTATAACTTTAGATACTGATGTACCTTGAAGTTCCGTTGTTGTTACAACATCTTCTTTTACTTCACCAGTAACTCTATCAATAACCTTAATAGATGGTGGTTCAACATAATTCTTACCAGCAGAACTAATGCCAATACTTTCAATAGTAGAAAGTCTATCCAATCTAAGAATTTGTGGTAATTGAACAAAAGGTCTAATAGTATTATCTGCAGAATAATCAAAACCAATATTTTTAGTTGTATATGTCTTTAAATTACCTACATCTGTACTATTCAATTTAATTACGCCACCAACACCCGAAGTTGAACCAATAGATGTTACTACAGGAATATTATTATACTTCTTACCTTTAGAATAGATAAGAATATCATTTATAGGTCCATCTGTTGTTGTAGAAGTAGTTGCATACTCTAAAGTTACTGCCTCATTTTTTGTATATGAATCTCTTTCTGGTTGAGAAAGCATATTAAAGGAGAAACTAGTACTTCCAATACCAGTTACCTTAAATTGACCATTATATGGACTTTCCTTTACTTCTATGCTTGAATAGTTAATAACATCAGTATCAATGACTGGATTTCTCTTATTATCTGCATCAATATCAAGATTAACTGGAGTTAATCTATAAAAGAGTTCACTAGGACTATTTCCAGTTAAAGCAATATTAACTTTAGCATCAGTACTAACACCAACAGTACCTACACCTACAACTTGGAATCCAGTATCATTAAAGTTTGTATAATATGGATTAGTAAAATTAGTGTCTTTATAGAAATCAAAATCAAATACTTGTCTCTTAGTTCCAGAAATAGTTTGACTTAAAGATGTATTTGATACATCAAATCCAACTGTATATCCACGAACCAACGATAATCTTGGATTAATTAAACCAAGTTTATGTCCTGATCCAGTTGATGTTAATTCAATTATTTGAGGTATAAGTTTAGTAGCTCTATAGTAAGTTTTACAAAGTTTAATTGTGTTTTTATCTACTCTATAAACAAAATAAACATCATTACTAATTAAAGGACTTGATACTGAAGTTGCAGTATAAAGAACTTTATCGCCAGTATTATAATCATGATCAAGAATAGTTATTGTATTATCAGTAGTACTAACATTAGAACCAGTAAATGATTTTGGATTGATAATAGTTCTCTTACTAGCATCATTATATTCAACATTATAAGTTGTAGTAATGCCTGGAGTTACACTAACATGTATTTGATCTCCCAATCCTAGATTATGGTCTTTCTTACATACAACAGTTCCAACTACCTTTTCAATACTTCCAGTAATTTCAGTTTTTGTTGGTTTTAAACTATGTTTTACACCAGCACCATGTCCAACAAAATAAAGTCTATATGCAGTCGAACCAATACCAGTAACAACACCTCCTGTACCAATACCAAGAGCATTTGTAGATATTCCTAATAAATCTCTACTTTGATTAATTGCAAATACTGGAGTATTATTAGCAAGTGTAAAGGTAGAAATTCCATTATAAACCTTAAGTGATGTACCATCACCATTATTGTATGTTAATTTTTGACCATCAACAAAACCATGATTTGGTAGATAAATGTTCTGAGTAGCAACAAATTTATCTGTTCTACCACCACCTACAACTCTATTGGTGTAACTAATAGTTGAACCTATACCAACACCAGCACTATTACCTAAAGAAACACTTTCTAATGGGTTAAAATAGTATGGAATATTAACATTGGTAATAATATCAGTACTTAATCCAATATTAAAAGCTATAGATCTGTTTAAACCAGTAATAAGACTTGTACCAGTATGAGCAGTTCCTAAAACACCATCATATTCTCTTTGAACTCTAAATTTATTATTAACATCATCAATATTCAGAACAAGCATCTGTTCTGTACCTATTCCTATTATATCACTAGGAACAATATTTTGTTTGGAAATATTACCAGCAACAGGTATACTTGTGACTATTCCTGTTGCACCTGTTGTACCAATACCAGTATTTAAGAATAAGAAAGAAGTATTAAATCCAATAGTATGTCTTCCATTAATTGCTTTGATAGAATCTGTTGAAAGTCCAGAAACAGTTATGAGATCTCCCTGTGCTAAACCATGTGGTTGTGCAGAAAGTCCTGTTACTTGACCAGTACTATTATTATATGAGAATATAATATTATCTTTCTTGACAATAGTAGATGCAATAGAAACAACGCTCTTTCCACCAATTTTAGAAATTTTGGAAAGGAATCCATTACCAGAACCCTGAGATTCGGTAACTAATTTTTCATTTACTCTATACCCATCACCAGCATTCTTTATTTCAAATTCATTAATCTTACCAGCAGATGCAAAATCAACATCAGATTCTTGAATAACTAACTTTCTACTATCATAAACACCTTCATAATCTGTGCCAGGTCTATCAAGACTATATGGATGAGTGTTTCTACTAAGATTTAAATCATTTAAATCTTTATCCTGATTATTTGTTTCAACAAAGTTCCAATCATCAGGTTTAGCAACATATTTTTCTCCAATTAAATACGGGAATACTGGAGAACGGTAATTCTTAAATGTTCCACCAGTTTCATTCTCAGTTGGATTAATTGTAGCAAAATAAGCATAAGTCCCTCTAGGATAATCAGGAGTAACACAAAAACGACCATTATTTCTATCTAAATCACCATCTCCAAGATATTCATAGTCTTCTATGAAGAAACCAAGAGGATAATGACCAACATCGGGTCCATCAGTTCTAGAAGTCTTTAAAGAATAACCAGAACGCATAATACGACTAATACCACCATCTTTCTTATCATATCCATAGGGACCATAAATTGGATTTCCATCATATGCCCAACCAATAATAGGTGAGTGTTGTGTAGAGACCTCCTCAGCGTTATTAACAAGACTTAAATCGTTTTGTGCATAGTTTAAGGTATTATCACCATTCTTCTGTTTGATGACCTTTCTGAGTCCTCTGGGCGCATACATGGCGGTGAACTTCATCCCCTCATCATTATCACCTCTAACTAAGAATCCATCATCACCTAAGAAAATATCCTCATATCTTTTAACGTTATTAATATTCCAAGTTTTAACTTTAGAATAGAAAACATCACCAGTTCCAGGCACTTGTTCTTGAACTACGACTTTAGAAGTAGTATATCCTACACCACCATTGACAACAGTTACCTGACTGACTTTACCATCACTATCAATCTGTGAAATAAGTTTAGCACCAACACCATCTCCATAAATTGTTAAATCAGGAGTAGCTGTATAATCGCCACCAGAACGAGTAATAATAACATCCTGTATCTTTCCATTAGTAACAATAGCTTTATATTCTGAAGAAGATCCAGAAGATACTCTTACTGTTGGTGGAATTGAGAAATTGAATATTGTAGGAGAACCATATCCAGTGCCTTCTTCTTCTAAGTTAACAGAAGTAAGAGTACCTCTAACTATAGGATTAATAATTGCATGGTAATTTTCTGGATGAACAGTACTTAAACCAATTTTTCCCTTACAAGTAACAACAATTGGAGGATAATTGAAAACATTAGTTCCAGTACCAAGTGAAGATATTCCAATAAATTGTTTAGTTAAGTAATTTGCATTAGATAAAGTGGAACCAATTCCTGCAGCACAAAGACGGAATCTATCTTCATTAATTTTAAGTACATGATAATCCTGATCAGTATCAATTCCACCAATTGCTGTTCCAGATTCATTAGTATATCTAATTATTTCTCCATCTTCAAAACCATGACTAGCGTATTCAATATAATCTGAGTATGTATTAATACCAACAATAGTTGCAGGAACAACTCTTCTCTTATTTTCATATCCTTCGCCAGGATTATCAACTATAACTTGACCTAAAACTTTCTTCTTATATAAACTTCTAAATCTTTGAGATCCATCAGCATAACCAGTAATTCTTAATACATTATTTCTAGTCAAAGCATCGGCTTGACTATTTGCAAGTTGAATTGAAGTATTATTAACTTTAACCACATAATATACCTCTTCATCAACTAATCTTCTATCTGGAGGATCTTGAATACCAGTTACACCAGCAGTTGAAGCGATACCAATAGCACCATTACCAAAAGTCTTATAAACTACAGGTTCACCATCTCTAAATTTGTGAAAAGTAGTAAATCCAATAGTATTATTACTAATATTAATTCTAGCACCAGTAGATGATGCATCAAAATCAATAAAATGATCAACTTGTCTTAATCTAGTTCTTGCAGAAGCACCTTGACCATTACCACCAGTAATTTCTATAACAGGTTCATCAACATAATCAAATCCAGAATCAATAACATCAATCCTTTCAACTTTTCCTTTTACATTAACACTTGCACTACAACCTGCACCAGTAGTACTAGTAACAGTAACTGTAGGAGGAGTAATGACATTATATCCACTTCCACCCTCCAAGACATCTATTGTTTCTACTCCACCAAAGAAAATAACATCACCAGACTTATAATTGTATATTTCTGTTCCATTAATAAGTTGTCCAGTTGATTTGGCAGCAACAGTTTCATGTTCCTTACCATCAAATACTGGTGTTAAAGAATATCTCTTTAATAGTTTTTGATGTTCTAACTTTTTATTTGCAAGATCTGGAACAGACAGTTTAAATGTACCACTTCCATCTGCAGCTACAAAAGTACTTTGTAAAAGATCTGGTAATGAATTAGAAAGTTGAATTTCATTAGAACTTACTCTCTTCAAATAATAATTCTTATTATTAATAACTGAACCAAGAATTCCATCAATAATTGATACAGTTACAATCTCACCAGAATAGAAACCATGATCATCAGAACCAGTAGTAACCTGAATGATAGTTCCAACAGTAGTACCAGTCCACTGAACAGATCGATCTGAAGCAACAATAGGTTCTTGTCCTAAACTTGGAATAGAAGGAGATGCTACATAAACATGTGGATGAGGTGGTAATGCATTAGGATTATCACTTTCATGATCATATGTATT